TTACCAATCGCATATGTAAATGATTTGTGACGACGACCTGCCTCCCACCAGTTTACTTCGTCAGAAGATCCACCGCTGTTGATTGCACCTGTTAGTTTAAGAAATCCAGTGATACCTTGATCGCCGTATGTCTCAATGAGCTCAGGCATGTGCTCATCTTTTGTTGTTTTTAATAGATCGCCTACAGTTGTGTATGCTTCAGGTGTAATTCTAAAGTTACTTGCTGCTCCGTCAATCGGAGGTAAGTTACCTGTACTTGCTGTTCTATCTGTTCCTAATGTTGCCATTGTTACTTAGTTTTTGTTGTTTTAAATGTTAAATGTCATCTTATTGGAGTTAGCCCCCATGATGTTTTTCACTTGCTCCGCTAATGAATTAGTGTTGTTTTGAGCAGCGTTTTGAGAAGGTGTATTAGTTGAGACGTTAGCCGCCTTATCTACTAGCCCTCTCTGCCCATCTCCCATACCTTGACGATACGCCGAAGCGACTATGTTGTCGATATTATCAATGAGCGTTTGATGAGAATTAAAAGAATCGTAATCCCAATTTCCATTAGGGTCTTTATACCTATCTAAATAAGTCTCAACATTCTGGTGGTTGTCAACTAGAGTCTTTCTATAGTTTTCCCCTACACCAAAATTAAAGTTCTTACCGTTCCCTAAATCGAATTCTAAGCCTTCAAAACTAGATGTTTCTCTTTGCATATTTTGAGCCCAATCTTCAGTAAAGTAAGATTCTACTGGTTGTTCAGATTTTTCTTTCTGCATAGGCGCGGCGTAAGTATTGCGTATCTCTTCAATATTATTACGTGCATCTGTTGCATCAATTTTTAACTGTAAAGCCGAAACTTTAAGTTCATCTTCACTAAACTCATCAGGATTTGTTTTGTACTTTGCGCCGACAAGAGTATTGATCTCATTGAAGTTTAGTTGTGGGTAATCTTGTGAGTACTTAATCCTCACTGCCGTTAAATCATCCATTTCAGATGGATTTAATGACTGATACTTAAACCAATCTTCAGGACCGCGACCTGTGTTTTGTACAAATTCCGCAATCTTTTCGATCCTCTCATCCATAGCGCTCTGTGGTTGACTGAATTCATCAAACGATTTAACCTCGCGTCCAAGCCTTTCGCTTACGTAGTTAAATACAGCTGACTCAATGTCGTTATCAGAATACTGTTGAGTTGTATTATCGTCGTTATCCGTTGACGCTTGATGCTCAATAAGATCATCTGTTGTCGCTTGATATATGTTTTCTTCTTGTTGTGCAGGTTCGTTAGTCTGTTCCTGTACTGTTTCCACTTGCTCTGTTTGTTCCTGAACTGGTTCAGATACAGATTGAGACTCCTGTTGGGGAGCCTCTTGAGTTGGCGTTTCTGTTTGTTGTGCGTCTGCTTGCATAGAGGCTGCAAGTTCTTGGGGAGTATCAAAGATCTCCGCTTTTTCGAATTGTTCTTCTTCCATTATATTTTAATTAAATTGTTGTTCTATTTAGTACTCGAAATAAAGTACAAAGTCAAGTGAATCTACTTCAAAAGCTTCTTGACCACTTAAAGTGCTAACTACACCAGAAACATAGACCGTATAATTTGTTTCAGAACTTGTTAGCACAGCGCCGAGTGAATTATCTGTAAAGGCAAGCGTTGTATCCCCAGCTGTTAAGATAGGATGTATCTCAATATTATCAAGCTCCGTAACAGAAGTGGTATTAGATACAGAGACGCTGCCTTGATACCTGTTCAAAAGAAAATTGTCTCCTGATATGTTTGCGGTTGCATTTCTGGTTCCTAGCTCTACAGCATTGTTTTGGAAAAAATGTAACTGAATCCCATCATTGGTCGCATCCAAAGTATGATCTACCATAAATCCACCTATTAACTTAGCTCCTCTAGCAGGAAGCTGTATTGGTGTCATTAGAAACAATACATCTCCATCTGCGTATCCAGATGTATCAAGCGTTGGTGTAAAAGTAACTGTTCTATATGCCATGTCTTTATTTTATTATGTTCCACCGTATGGTGCAGCTGAGTTATCGTTTCCGAATACCCCGTACTCGATTAATGTATCTACTTTAGTTCCGTATACTTCGTATTTCTTATCTACTGCAACAGGAATAAAAGCAAACTCTCCACCACCTATTTTAGCCACTAAACCAGTATCTGTATCGTTATGTACATATATGTAGTTCTCTAATTGAGAATCTAAATTCTTTATGTATAAGTAAGCCCTATCGCTACACTGATTAACTATATATAGACATAAGTCATTAGTGTCCTCTGCTGTTCCTAAAACTTTTGCTCTAATAAGGCTTCCTGAATCCAACAATAAAGATGTCGATACAGAAATGTTTAAAGCACTTGATAACAAGTCCGTGCTATTTAAAGATAAACCTACTCTAAGATTCCCCATTATTCGTGTATTAATATGTGTTCTAATGACATCTCAGTGTGAACGCTTGGTTTAATCCATACATCTGATAAAGACTTTGTACCTAAAGCTGCAGATGAAACCACTGACGTTGCGTCACTACCTCCTGTTTGTACAATTACAATATCCGCTGTAGCTGTTACAACCGTGCCTGTATCTATAGACTCTCTGGCTACAAACGTTACCGCTGCACCAGATCTTGAAGTCACCCAATTAGGGAACTGAGCTGCATCTACTTGAGCCGCAATATCAGCTACAGTAGTATTAGCAGCTGAAATTAACACTCCATCAAACTCCCAGGTTTCTCCAGCCACCCAAGTGCCACCTATAGTAGCTATAAAGGTCTCTTTTGTTCCTCCAGTTGCATTCCAAGGAAAAAACGCAAAATCTCCCGCGTATATCCTACCGAGTTCTGTTACACCTCCACCATCTGTTCCGCCGTTTCCAGTCAGATAAATTGTAAAATACTCAGAAGCTATTGTAGATAGATTTTTTAAGTATACTTTATTCGCTCCGTCTGCAGTATAGTCATCTCCACGGAATAAAACCGTGCTGTCAATAACTCCCGCGCTTGCATAAGTTGTTGTTTTTATCGCCAAACCTGTAGTTTGAGATAAACCAAGTCTACTCCCAGCTTTTTTAAGCTTTTGAGTAGCGTTTATATTAAGAGCGCTACTAGTTAAATCTGAACTAGATAAAGAAAAACTTGCTGTTGTAGTTACCGTTCTTGCCATTACGATACAGTTGATTGAGAGAAGACCCCGTATTCAATACCAACCCCTACAGCTAAAGTTGTAACCTCCACATTCAGCACTCCTAAATATGGTATAAACATCCAGTCTCCTGGATAAAGCCGTCCTACTATAACATCGTCCTCTAATTCAACAAGTATATAATCACTATTCCCTGTACTTGTGTTTCTTATGTAAACTTTGTGAGATACAGTTGTGTCAACATAATCCCCCTTTGCTATAATAATTGTATTAGTCTGTGCTCCAGCATAGGTTCTACTTGTTATACCTGTAAATTCGTCTAATCCTGTTGAAGATGCCGCTCTAGTTAGAGTTGCCGTTTGAGTCATATTAAAACTATGACCTGTAACATCTGGGCTACTTAGGATTAATGTTGCTGTTGTTGTTGCCATGTTTTATATTATTACGATGCAGTTGATTGAGAAAAAACACCGTATTCAACCTTCATGTTAGCTGCACTGGTGTCAATATCTATGTCTAAAGTTCCGTCGTATGGGAAAAAGCACCAATCTCCTGGGTAAAGCCTACCCATTATAATATTACTACCTCCAAGCTCCACTGTTACGAAATCGCTAGATCCTGCAGCAGAATTTTTAATATACACTTTATGAGAAACCGCTGTATCAGCATATCCAGAAAGACCGCTAGCAGCATCAGCTAAGACTATACACCTTGCTGTTTGAGCTGCTGCATATACTACAGTAGTAATCCCAGTAAACTGATCTAAACCAGTCGCTGTTCCAGCTTTGTTTAATACAGAAGCCTTACTAAGGTTTAAAGGGTCTCCAGTGATATCTGGACTAGTAAGATTTATTGTTGCGGTGATCGTAGCCATTTTAAGAATTATTTATATGCAAATATAAGTACTATTTCTTTGTCTTTTTTTTCCTAACCTTATATCTAGAAACTCTACCTTTAACTCTCTTTTCTTTTGCAGCTCTTGCTTTTTCAGAAGGGGTTAGTTCAGACCAAGTAGAAGGAGTTTTTGATGAAACTTTTACTGTAGGTCTAAATGTTTTGTCCTTCTTACTGTATCCTTTCTTACCCTTAGGTGTTCTCCATTTTTCTTTAAACCAGCGTTTAAGAGCTAAGCCTTTTTTTGTCTTTCGGACTTTAGGCATTACTTTTTACTTTTATTACCCCAGTTGCCTACTCCGACTTTACGACACTTAGCTAAAGCCCCAGACGCGTAAGCAGAAGGCCAGACACTATATCTAGACTTTACCTTATGATAACAAGCATCTTTACTGCTTGACTTCCCACCTTTTTTATATTTCTTAACTACCTTTGGCATGGTTAGAGAGCTTAAACATAGCTTTTTCTACAGATTTAGGATGAGCAGCATAAGCACCTTCCATAAGGTAATACCTACCTTGATCTTCCATCCAGTGGTGACCTTTAGGGGGAGATACTTCTACCTTCTTGTTAAGGATTGTTAGTTTAGTGTTTTTCTTTACTGTTTTCATTATTTCTTTTTTCTACAACGCCATTTACGTAAAGCTAAAGCCTTTCTGGTAGGCTTGCCATTTGGTTTCTTCATAGGACCCTTCATTCCGCTCATTCTAGCGCAAAAAGATTTTCTCCTTTTAGCTGCTTTAGATCCAGCTTTAACCTTTCCAGTTACAGCCATCTTAAGTTTGCTCCCAGGATTTGCAGCTCTATAAGAAGCCACACCTTTAGCGTTTAAACCTCCTTTAGGGTTTTTACCTTCTTTACGAGTCCAAGCAGGAGTCTTACCTCCTTTTTTATACTCATCTTTATTTTCGCATTTACAAACTTTCATCAGAACGAGCTCATTAAGATTTCATCTATTGATTCCTGAACTTCATCTTTAGTAGCTTCTAGCTGCATCATTATGTTTGCTTGAAATCTTTTAACTTCTTCTCCATCGTTAAACACTATCACAGTTGGGACTACAACAATCTTATGCTTCTTCTGCATGTCGGGAGAAGATCCTATGTCTACCCTTCTCCCTTTGCAATCGCTTAGTTCGTCTATCCAGACAACACTGTTAGAAGAATTAAATCCAGCATTAAACTCTACTACACATAGGCCTTCATCAGGTAGATAAGGACGTTCAAGAAGAGGGGAGTGAACTGCGGGAGCTAATAGAATTAGCCAAAATGTAAGGATTAAGGTTTTCATAAGTTGTTACTTTAGTTCATCAATTTTTCTTTCAATGTTTTTAAGATCAGCTTTTATTTCAAGAACATCTTCTTGTGTAGTCATGATCGTCTGACGAACCAGCTTGTCCTTCATGTCAAACTCCATACGTGTGATCTCAGGATCAGGAGGAATAGGCAGTTCCATTGCTCTCGCTATGTCTGCTTGAAGTATAAACCACATAGAGATTACAGTCACCATCGCCGTCCCTATCCCTATCAATGTTTTTACATTTATTGTAAAACCTGTATTCTCATCTAACTTCATACCTATTATTTTATTACGTAATTAACACCCATTGTTAAACTCCCGTATGGTCTTCCCCAATACTCACTAAAATTACCCTCCGTAAAAACCCCTAAATGTTTACCTATGTTTGCTCCAAATACAATACCTGCGTTGTAGTCTATCCAGGAGTTACCTACAACTCTACCGTAAGAGTATTCCCACTCCCCAAACTCTTTGTGATAAGGCATAACATTAGCCCAAGTGTGCAACCAAAAGTCTTTAGAGTAGTGGTAAAAGTCAACCCCTACTGCAGCTGATATCTGGTATTGGTTTGGTAGTAAGCTTCTTACATCCCTGTTGTAATCGTTAACGATCTTCCCGTATTTGTATCTTCTAAACTCGGAGTCGGTTTCTGCTACTAAGTTACCTTCAGGCCCGTACCATTCCCAATCGCTCCACTCCCCATTAGTATACTCCCCGTCATCGTTAGAGTCAACGTAAACCCAGCTGTCTGTATAGTTGTAATCATAAGCCAACAACCACCACGCCCCTGAATTTTCTTCTATCCAGTCTTCAATAGGTGCTACGGTGTAGGATGGATGCCTACGACCCGCTACACCTGCAGTAAAATTTAGTTTTTTACCTACCTTAACGCGTAACTTTAAACCAGCTTCTAAATACTTTATATCCGCTCTTGCGTTCTCTAGGAAGTCAAGCTCTGCTACGAACCATTTAGAGAGGTGTCTAAGGAAGTATCTCTGGTCTATAGACTCTCTACCCGTAAGCCTTACCTCCGAGCGCTCAAACACGTACTCAAAACCGCTTACGCTACCTACGTTAGCTTCTTCCGACATGGAAACTTCAGAACCGTCATAGAAGTTCTTTGCTTTGATTTCGTATTTAAACCTAGCTAACTTTCTTAACCCTACGGAAAAAGTGTAGTTTGGCTCATACTCCATAGGCAGAACTGTTAATACGCCATCTCGAACAGCATAGACATCATCCTGAACCATAGAGTTCGATTGATTAAAAGAAGCGTATAATGTACTGTACTTAAAAAAATCTTTTATAACCCCTTGAGCGCTTACAGGAAGGATAAATAACCAAAGAACATTTAAAAAGAATAGTTTTTTCATTTTTGCCTATATTATTAAGTAATCACTTGTATTGATCTAATTAATTTCTCAGTTAATACCGTAGAGCTTGCCGCTAAAGGTTTTACAGATATAGAGGGAGTGCTTTTTTTAAAATTTACAGCAAGGCTTCCGCTAACGGATACACTAATAGTACTTTCAAGGGATGTGCTTATAGATATACTCATTAGTTCTCAAACGCTTCAGTAATATCTGGGTTAACTATAAATTTACCTCTTAAAACAGTTCTATGAGTGTCCAATCCAGAACTGTTAGGTAAGATGTATTGCAAGTCATATGAATAAGAACCAGAAGGAACTTTACTCATAGTTTCCGCAGATGCTTTTATGGTTACATTTCCCACATCGTCTAGTGTAGGTGCTTCAAATGTATTGCGTCCAGAAACAGAAGGTATTTGTATTGCTGGAGTCCTAGTCTTTGATTTGACTCGAACTTGATCTTTAGCGGCTGCATTAGGAGTGCCTAGTATTAAAGATGAAACACTAGATCTTCCTCTTTTGCTTATCTCTTTAGATTTTACTTGCATTAAAAAAACATACTCACTTGTAGATAACGTGAGTAGAGTACCCGCTGAATCTTTTAGAGTAATTGTAATAGAAAAAGTATCACCTTTTCTACAGGTTATATTTAATACATCTGAAGTATCTAAATTTACTGAACTAGCCATTTTATTCGTTTAATAATGCATTAATTAGTTTGTTTGAGCTTTCAGGCAACTCACTTCTTTTTCCTTGTCTTTGAGAAATCAGCTTGCTTTGATCGGAAGTCTGTTGGTCTAATCTATCGTCTTTTCGAGTCTCTTTTAAAACCTCTAACTTTTCTTTAAACTCTTTGTCGTCTTCTTTAAACCCAAGTGTAGCTTGAGCTTTAATCATCTCAATCTCCTTTTTAAACTCATGACGCATTTGCTCCATCTTCATGTTAACCTCAGCCTCCATCTGTATCTTCTGTCCTTCAAATTGAGCTGCTGCTTGCATCTCACTCATTTTAGCCTGTTGAGATTGTTGAGCTATTTGAGACTGAATTTCCGCTTGTTGTTTTGAGTTTTGCATAGCCATCTCTTGTCGTAAAGCCATACGTTTTTTACGCCTAACAACTAAAAGTCTTTCCGCTTGATTAATATCCTTGAGCCCACGAACAGCTATAGCATCTTCTAAGTCTAACTCCTGCTGTTGTAAAGCCATCTGAATGTTTTGTTCTAAATAGGCTTTATCCTTTTCCTCCATGTCTTTAACAACAACCACCCCAAAGTTATACATTGGGAGATCTTTAAAAGAAGCCAAAGCTTTCATGTTAGTATCCCCTATAGCGTTTTGATAAACTTTATAAAGAACAGACTCAACGGGGATAATTTGAATGCACTTAACTATATCCTCACAAACCTTTTTAAATAAGATCATTGAAGCATTAGTTATATCGTAGATGGCGTTATTCCCTGCAGCTATGGCTTGTTGTTGAACACCAACCAAAGCATCCCCTTTGGGAGAAGAAGCATCCATAGCCTCATTAATACCCGTAGTGTCTCTTATTAAACCTAAGTAATGATTATACAAACCTATAAGCTCGTTAATATTCCTTATGCTATTGCCTATCTCTCGTACTGGAGGGTTTTGAAATCCACCTTCTGGGTTTTTACTTCTGTAATAAAAAACACCAGTTTGCTCGTATATATCGTGAAGGTCTAGAGGTTGTAGATCTCCCCCTTTACCTAATTGAACATTTTCTAAACCTTCTATGTCTATAATTAAACCGTCTGGTTTAGCTTTTGCTATAGCTTGCTGTATTTTTAAATGAGTCAGTTGAAGCATGTCAGCAAACCCTACACAGCTATCTACCATAGACTTAGGCATCATGTTCCGAAGGTTTGTAGCCGTTACAGAGTAGGATAGTCTAGCCTTAGATATATCGTGAATATTTTTAGGTACATTTTTAGTCTTACCGTAACCAAATAAATAGTTGCAACCTAAAACGTAGCTACCACCATAAACTGTAGATATCTCTAATTTATGAGGGGTACGTTCAAATACGCTGTTTTTATTGGCTCTCGCTTCAAAGCCTTTAAAGTAAAAACCAGTGTTCCCATGTCGGTTTTCTTTCTCCTCAAAATGTATACAATCAACAGCAATAAACTCAAAGTCTAAAACCTCAACCATATACTCATCATAACCAAAACCAGTAACACCTAAGGCGTCATTGTAGCTTTTTTTATTATACTTACTGGAGTCGTTACCGTTACGACCTTTAGATTTCTCTGCTATCTTCTGAAAATCCTCTTCAGAAAGCTCACCCCCTGAAATGCGTTTTAACTCCTGTATGGAGATTTTTTTAATATGCCCAGCATATACAAGGTCGTCGAAATTTGGATCTTCTGTATGACTATGTATAAACATACAAGGATCTACATAAGATGTTTTAATACCCTCATTAGGGTCGTTAGATCTTTTTACTACAGACATACCTAATGTGGCTAGATCATTAACGCATCTACGGAATGTATTGTCAACAAAATTATTCCAAGTAAGAGTAAGCTCTGTACCTAATTGAGCAGAAATCTCTCCGTCGCTTTTAATGTTGGTGTCAAATAAAATCTCCGCTTCTTCTGGTGTGTCTGGAATAGAGTCTGGATCCATATCTAAAACAACCCCTGTCTTATCTTTAAGTTCTTTTAACTTACTTTTAGACTGAACCTGCATTAAAACCTTTTTCTTTTTTTCATTCTTTTCAGAAGAAGACAAAGGGTCTACAGCCTCTAAATTAGGATAAGGGTTTACAGATAAGATCTTATTGACTACAATTCTAACAAACTTAGGCAGAATAGGAACTGGAGTGTAATCCATGTTCAATAAAGCTCCATCTGCTTTGTTAGGTTGAAGAGAGTTTAATAACTGCTTGTATATACTTGTATCTTGTACTCCAATAGCATAATCTCTATCTTTCTCAAATATTCTGTTTCGCTTACCTACTAAAGAAGATTCGTCAGTAGTCTTTCCCCATTGAGACTCAATAGCTCTTGCGTATTGAATACCATATTCTTTAGATTGCTTTTTCTCCGTAGACTCTAGTGGACTAGGAAACCCTTGCTTACTTTTATTGTTGTTATTGTACATCCTTAAGATATGGTATTTCTATTTAGCAAATATAGTAAATCATCCGATTACTTGATATCTCCTAAAGAATTGTTTTTCAGTTAAGTCCGAAGCCTTTTTAGTTTTAGATTTTTGCGCTCCTAATAGAGCTAATCCAGAACTAATAGTAAGGTCATACTTAGTTCTATCGTCTATTTTGTATCCTATCCAGTCTTCTAATGTTTTGTTAAAATACATTTTTCCAACCTCTCCTGTCTCTCTATTTATACCTACGTGATCATGTATAAAGGCTTCAATAGCATGAGCATGAGCCTGAATTACATCTTGAGAGTTTGAAGGAATGCCTTTTGTTTTAGACTTACTACCGCTTGCGCTAAGTAAATGTTTAGGTCTATCCATTAGGTATCCATCATAACCCCTTGACTCAAAGTACCTTGCGATACCGTACTTATTGTTCTCAATTAAGATAGGGTAACCATAAAAAACCGCAGCCATTAAAACATCTTCATAGAATATTTTTGCTAAAGGAGGCCTAGAAGCATACTCTAACACAAACATATTAGAAGGGTTCTCTATATGGAATTTGTTATATAGATGTAAAGCGCCTTTAGATCCTCTGCCATCTACCGTAGCATCCAAGTCATATGAGTCTACTCCACCTACACCGAAGTCTGGATGTGGTGGAACACGTTTTCCTCTTTCTGTTCTTTTCTGATTGCGAAAATCAACAGGAGGCATCCAAGCAATTTTAAACCTACCCTGAGGGTTTGGGTTAAACACTACCTCAGTGTCTTTTAAACCTCCCTTCCAAGTAAAGTTACCTTTAACTACAGGGTTTGGAAAAAGCTCATCATTATGTTCAACTTGCTCATATATTTGACCTATGTTAAATACACTTCCATCTATACTATCTCTAAAGGCTTCATCCTCCGTAAAAGGAAACTGTCTTACTACCTCGTTCAACTCTGAAGCGTCATTTTTCAATGAGTCTCTTTCGTTCTTTAGAAAAGTTTTTGCACCTGTGTAAATATACTCATCGTCTATTCCCTCTATGGTTTCTGACGGGTCTTCAATAATTGGACAACCATATTTATCAAAGAAGCCTTCTAAAGACTCGTAAGCAGGTATAAAAAGTCTATACAATCCCGTTCTAGTCCTGCCATTCTTGTTCCTCTCCAAAGGATTTGAATCCTCCCATAGATCTTTGTACTGACTTCCCCCTTTGTTCATTGGGTTTACCGTGCTTCCTACCATTGCTTTCCCTACGATTTTTCTTCCGACGATCAAACACGTCCTCTGAATCCTCCAAGCGTCCCTTATGTCTGTAGGTCTTTCCCATTTTCCTGCTTCATCTAGATATAACAAGTGAAGTTTTTCACCGTCATATGCGTTATTAGTTGTGTTTTTCCAGTTTATAACTGTATTAAGAGCCTCTCCTATATGTGAGGTTTTGTTCTTTTTTGTTATACGTTTTGAAGGCTCTCTAAAAGCTAGCTCCATACGTGGGTTCGTTGTACCGTCCTGTATGGGCTTAAAGAAAAAAGGATAGTTTCTAAACATAAACACCACCTTTTTCATAAATATATTCTCTTGAGCGTCTTTACCAGTTTTAGACTGTATACCTAAAAGCTTTTCTTTTACTTGCGTTCCTTCGTCTACAAGGACAGCAGAGCACATATTGGTATAACCAGATCTACGACACTTAGTGTATAGCTGACCGATACATCTAGGGTCAACTTCACAAGCAGCTAAGTGTGTAAAAATATCTTTTTGAAAGTTTAAAAAATAAGGGTAACCAATATCTAGCTTGGTCCACTGAAGCATCATGTAGTGCCTCCCCGTAATATATGTAGGTGTACCGTTGTTATAAAACCAAAAACCCTCACGCCTACGCCGAAATTCTTCCTCGATATATGGACGAAACCTCGCTCGGAACTCTCTTGGCATTTCTTCCCACTCATCCATAGAACGAATACGAGACAGTTCCTTCGGCATAGATATCCTTCTCCACATTTGCACAGAGTTTGCGTCTTTATATCCAAAAATTTCTTTCTTCGGCGGCCTTTTCGGAAGACAAATGAGTAGCCCACTGAGTTCGACAATCTCACCTTCCGTACTATTTGGGCAAATTTTAATTGCTGGATCTTCATATTCCTTTACGTCTAATAAGACACTCATTAAAATGTCTGTCCAAATCTATTAGATCTAAAGCTAGGTGCACCTGACTTAGGGTTTGCCAGCTCTAGATACTCTCCACATTTTTCACATTCGATATCGTTTATAGCTCCCTTGCCCTCAACGTATCTTATTGTAACGCCTGATTTGCTTACAACGTTTTCGTTGCATTCACATTTGTAATCTGCCATTTTATTAAAATTTTGCTTTAACGTAACCTTTACTATGTTTATACGGAGACATGTATTTTGGAGCTGGGCCATCACAACACCACTCCCCTGCACCTCCCCACGGATCTATACACCAACATTGGTTGTACTTACGTGCTTGAGATCGTCTATGTTTATTTTGCACAGAACATGACGCTAATAATATAGCCGCCATGAAGATAAGTAAATATTTCATTATATATAAATTTAATTTAATAGCTTATACGCTATTCTTTTTTTTAGGTCTATTGTTAGCTCTGTTTATAGATTGAGCTTGAGGTCTAGTCTTGCCCCCTTTATCAAAATGAGCCTCGTCTAATCCGTCTCCGTTTCCGTAGGTCCCTTTTTTTCTATTAATCTGATTTAAATTCGCACGATATTTCTTAGCTTTAAGCTTAGACCCGTATTTAGCGTACTCTTTTTTATAATCTCTTTTTATAGCTTTCATAACTATTGCAAGTTACGAATATTTTCTCGCCTCTCATGAGTTACTTTTCTGTGACAATTGGAACACCTTACTTCGCATTTATCAATTTCTTTTTGTATAGTTTCAAAACAATATGATTGATTAACCATGTCTGAGATGTTGTTCTTCTTTTCTCCTCTTACGTGATCAAAATCTAATACCACGGGGTTATCTTCTCCGCAATCTATACATCCGTAAAGTTCTTTTATAAAAGAGACATACCCCCTGTTTTTATAATTTTGACTTCTATTTCTTTTTAAGGTCCTAGATTTTATCTTTTCTTTATTTTCTTCGTAGTGACGTTTAGAAGCTGCCGCTTGATCTTCTTTGTTTGTATAAGCCATTATTTCGAGAATCTTTCAGCAAACCCACCTGAATAGTCCTTTATGTCTTTTATGTCTCCGCTTACTTCAAGGTCTTTAACCATTTGAGCTAACCTTTGTCTTTCAACAATAAGCTCTTTGCAGTCTGTAGCAGTTTGTTTTATAGACTGAAGCTCTGCTTTACGAGCACTACCGTTGATTTCAGGATCTACAGGTTTTTTAATCTCTTCGATCATATTATCTATAGCTGTCTCCATGCTCTTCATAAGCCTTTTAGAAGCACTGACTGTTGTGAATTTATATTTCGACATACATTAAATCTTCTGCGCGGGTTCGGTAATATTCCGTTCCGTCTATAGTTATACGATAATCTCTGTTTTGCTTAAACCCTACAATATCTCCTGGGAGAACACCCATCTCGTCAGCTTCTGAACATGTGTATACGACCTCTGCTTTTGTAGGTAGTTTTTCTTGCAGGTCTACTATTTCTATAATATCCGATTGAAGAGTCAGCTCCTCTTGCTCAACTGATTTCAGTAAACACCACCCCGTAAGACAACGTATCTTTCCGTCTTTTTTGCTCTTGTATGCTATAGCTTGATTGCTAATTGCGTGAACTGGGTCATAGTTTACTATATACGTGTTGTCCTCTTCTGTGAATATCTGACCGTTGTTATCTCCACCAAGAACTACTAGATGATGAAAGTATAATGTATCTCCTATTTCTACACCTGTTTCGTATTTAAAAGGTACACAAACTACTGGGCCTTCTGTTGTCCTGTTTTTAAAGTCGTCGAACCTAGCGTCTATATATAACTCAAATCCTGTATCAGAAGTTATAGTGTCTTTAAGCCTATCCTCTAGCTTAACAACAAATAAATTAAAGGTTTTCATGTGTTAAAAGTTACAGTCAAACTCTAACATACACGGCATTCCGTCTATAGCTTTCCATAAGGTCTGAAGGCCTTCTTCGTCTTTCATGTATACAAGATATCTATTTTTGCTGTATTTAGCTAAGTATCTTTCATCTTGAACTATAGTGCTAACCTTACCCGCACCAGCTCTCATTCCAATATAATAAGCCATACCGTCTTTAGGGTCTTTACCTATTACAATTTTTCTAATAATTCCTTCCATTTTATTCAGTTTCTATTCCTAAGTCGTCTAAAAAATTATCTAAATCTTCTTCAAACCCTTCAAAATTATCTTCTTGATCTTCTTGATCTTCTTTGTCTTCTAATTCTTCTACAAATGTAGTACTTACAAAGTCTAACATTTCGGTCAACTCAAAAAAACTATCTAAATGATAACTGTATATAGCATTCATTTTTAAATCCCCGTATTCATCCTCCTCCATAAAGCCTGAAACCAATATAGACATAAATCTATCTCTCATATTGTACTTGTCTACAACTTTATCCATTTCTATGGCTAATTTTTGTATCTCTAATAAAAAAGCTATATCTTTCATAATATACTATAGATTAAATGCCTAAAAGTAAAGTGCCTAAAAAAAGGCTGTTTAGAGAGTTCTCTCCGCAAGATAAGAAATATATTCGCAGAAATTATCTAAAGAAACTAAAGACTGTAAAACATTTTGTTAATAAAGAATATGACATAAAATTCGCTTCTGTAGAGTTTTTGCTGTGGGGGTATGACCTTCAGTTCTTTACAATAAAATATGCTTCGAAAAGCCTTCTTATGAACAAGAATAATACTCAAAACAGGTTTATATATCCGTTGGTAAATAAAGGATATCTATATAAACATTTTGATAAACTAACTCCTTCTCAGAGTTTTGAAGACCACTTATTCAGAGAGGAGACTAAGTTTAATTACCGAGTAAGGTATGCTTTAACTCAGAAAGCTAGGCTACTTGTTCAAAGAGTTTATAGGGATCTTGAAGATTAAATAGATAAAGGGTCTAAGACTAGAGCTTTGGAAAAGTCTCTGTATGTTATAATTACATCTCCTTCTGAAAGGGCTTCTGCTATTTCTTGGTACACTCTATAATATGCGCGTGTCGAACTTCCAATAAAACCGTCTTTTTTTACGTTGTTGTTTTCTTGCGAATCACCCAGTAGTAAACAACCTGCAGTGTCCTCATCAGTATTACCGCAATGAATAAGAATATGAGTAAAATTAGGGACGTTAAGGATTTCAAGCATTCCAACATGTATGTCAGCAAACCTGTGAGCGTATTTGGCGTCAAAACCACCCACAGTTCGAAAACCGAGACAATACTCTCCTTCAGGTATACAAGTTTCTTTATAAACCTTTTTGGTGCGGCTCTCATCTTCGAGAGTATAACATAAAAATTTTCTTTCATTTGTTACGTCAAATAGTATTCCGTTAGTCGAGTCCTTTCCTTTGTTGAACCTTATTACTTCTAGTCTCATTTTTAATTTTATTTAGTCTAGTTTTCTCGGCTTCTTTTGCAGCGTCTCTTCTTTTACGTACAGGGTTGAAATAGAACTTTTTCAATCAACCAAATTGTCCACAGCTCCCGCCTTCACAATGTCCTTCTTGTTTCTGCTGAAAACCTTTTTTTATTTTTACTTTATTTCTTTTGCCTTTTTGTTTTTTACTCCTCATCATAAGTATATATGCGTCTAATCCAGCTTGTCCGCGATTCCTGAACCTAGCAGGGATCATACCTTCTTCATCTTCTTTTTCTTGTTTTCTTTTTTCCCTTCTAGTTTGCTCTTCTGGAATATCCCAGTGCATACCACCATGCTCATATCTTTTTATAGGTTTCATTATGAAGCTATAAAAATCTCCATTGTAACGGCATTAGTTCCTGGGTCTACAAGTATACTTTCTAAATCAGTTAAAGCTGTAACAATATCAGCGTTTGCATCAGATACAGATATACCGTCATGAACAGCGCCCATGATGTAAGATGTTCCCGCAGCTAACAATATAGTAGCAGACATATTTTCCGTTCCATTTTCACCCCCTGAAACTTGTAAGGAAAGGTTTACTGGTTGGGCACCAAGATTTGTTACTCTTAAATACTTTGCATCTTCTAAATCTAAAGCGTTATCGGTAGTGCTTGTTAAAGTCTGGAATGTAGCTATAGTAGTATCTGAGGACGCTGGACAAGTAACTATCCTATGATAAACTTGAGTAACAGAAGATACAGCAAGAGTGTTTGTAGAACCCCTGTCAGCACCATTGAGTGTTAACTCTTCAGTTATAGTGACGTTTAAAGTAGCCATGTATTATTGCATCTGCATAGGAGAAGGAGGTATATTCATACCAACACTTTCCCCGCTATTGTTTAGCATTTTCTCTTTAATCTCCCCAACAGTTACTTCATCTGGAATACCAAACGAATCTAACATCTCCAACAACATACTCACTTCTGGTGATGATCCTCCTTGAGATTCTCTTTGCATTTGACCTTGCATTTGACCACCCATGTTGTATTGTGGCACTTGGCCTCCAACTAAATATTTTGGTGATTGACCACCCATGTTGTATTTTTTAATCTGCATAACTTTTTATTTTTTACAAATATAAGGTATTATGAACCACACCCTTCGCACTCATGCGGAGACTCTATATTGCAAGTTGTCTCTCCAGACTTTATTTTATCCTCTTGTTTTTTTAACTTTTCTGGGTTAAGGAAAGAAGGTTGATCGAACTCTTCGTTAGGGTTGTTAGTTTTGTTATTCATTTAGTTAAAAGTCTTTATGGATAAATTGCATGGTGTTTTCATCTGGAAACATAGGTAGGAAAAACGAATTCGAAGGTTTATCTTTAGGTTCAGGGTCTGGCATATTTTCTTGAGTGTGCTTAAAGGACGCTCGTCTCGTCTCTTTATCCTCATCCTTCCCCCTCCAATGACCGTCAAGCCATTGATTATCCCACTGAGACTTATCAGTCAATATAGTAGCTATGGAAGTACTTGGAGATTTTGCAATATTAGCCGTAAACAGAAGATCTTGTATCTCTGGGGAAACCTTATCCATGTTCTTAAAATCCTCGTTAGTTAGTTCAGGAATACTGTAGCCTCTATCGGTAGCTATAGTTTTTAATCTATTATAAGCTGTTTTAGCTGATTCTTCGTCAAATTGATATCTCCCTTTTCCTGGACCTCCTCCTATTTGACTAGCGGAATAAGCCCCAATACCACCTTCATGAGTACCTACTAAATCCCTAAATTCAGAGAATTCAAAAATAGGAGAATCTACACTAGAGGATAATATGCTGTCTAATTTAGCTGTGTTAAGATCTCCATGAGGATGTCCAGGACCTTTCCCTCCGTTATGGAACTTCCTCACCCTCATACCTGGAATAGTTCTTCTATTTATATTCATCTTATAGACTTAAGGATTAAATCCCTTTGTTCTTTAGTAAACTTATTACTCATAAACTTCATTAAACCTCTCATATTATTAGTAGGGGAAGGTATATTTTTCAATTGAGAAAGTATTTCCTCAAACGAAGCGTTAAAGTTAACTCCTTTTTCTTTTGCTGCATTTACACCTGTGTCTAATACCGCCTCAAACTCTTCCCCTTTACCTAAAACATACTGACCAGCAGGATTGAACGATCTATCGTCAACCATATTTCTCCCGCTAGTAAGCTCTCTATATGCTTTTCTCTTTGATGGGTCTTGTATCCTAGCGCTCCTTTCATCATTCATTCTTTTAGCTAAGCGTTGTAAAGGACCATATTGTGTTGCATGTACCTGTTCGTGCTTAAGTGTATCTGGATCATCCTTATACATAACGATCTCTTTCTCTCTAGGATCGTACTCCCCTTGCATCATAGGGCTGTCAGCCCCGTAACTAGCAAGCATTTCTAATACCTCCTGGCTACTAGCATCTCTAACAGGTGTTTTCTCTATTCTACGATCAGCCCTTCTTTGTCTTAGTTTTTTAAAAATACCCCCACCGTCTTGATATTTTTTTACAAGCTTATTTAATAACCCCCCTTTTTTATATGTCTTAATCTCTAAAGGTTTAGATGGGTCTGTTTGGAAGAACTTTTCTGGGACTACGACACGGTTGTATGTATTACCAAACTCATCCGTAAAGGGAATAGCATCTGTACCAAATGTGCTTTTAAATAATTTAGGGGTATTTCTGTAGTCTTCGGTTAAAGAATAGAACTCTGCCATCTTCTTTTTCTGTTCGTCTGTAGGGTTCTCCCCACCTATATCTTTAATATCAAAAGGGCGAGATTTTATATTATCTATTTTCTTTTGACTTGCTTTATACTTTATTATATTCTCTTGTGCTTTTTTAGCATCTAAAGATTTAATCTTTTTAATCTCAATTAAGTAGTTCTTTTTTAGATCATTTACTTTTTTTGAAAAAGTCAACGGTTTTATACCACTATCGTATTCTACTGCCATTGCCTGTTTAAGGTCTAAGTACATATCCTCAAAATCCGCACCTTTATTTAATTTATAAAACACACCTATAGCAACGGGGTTGTTCTTTTCAATACTATTAATTAATAGATCGTAAATTACCTCTTTTTCTTTAATTGTATTTTTTATTAACGCCTCTACACCAACTCTGGACTCGACGTTATTAATAGCTTGAATTCTTTCGTTTGTCCCATCAAGCGAATATGAACTTATACGTGGGAAATTAGTATCATAAAGCTTAACTATGTCAGATTGTTCCTCATATAAAGGATCTAACTTAACATCATTAGGTTTTGTCCACCCCTCAATAGTAAATACCGTTTCCGCTGTAGGTACGTCTAAATACTTCTTACCTTGTCTCGCAGCATCTAAAAGAGACTCGTTTAAAAACTTAAGTGAGAGGCCTTCTGCAGCGGCTTCTACCTCCTTAAAACTAGGTGTTTTCATAGCTTGCTTTCGATGGTCTAATGCTATTTTTAAACCTTTCTCCATTTTTGCTAAAGTATCTTCATAACCTAATTCGTTTCCTTTATAATCTCTCTTTAGGTTTTTTATTTGATGTTTAAATATTTTAATCTGCTTATCTACACTAAGCATTACATCTGGATCCCCATCAAAGACACTCCCACTTATTTGCTCAGGATAATAATCTGCAGCCTCTTTAGATCCTGGAAGGACATTTGAAGGAATTTTTAACTTCCCTACATCCGTTTGCCACTCTAGGATTCTTAATGAGTTTTCATAAGGGAAACTTCTTATCCAGAAGCTATGAGGAGTATCTGGGAAGTGACTCTCCCCTTCTTTTGTTAACCCTAAAGAAGCATCTTTATAAAGATTAGTTTTTGTGGTTATATTATACTTCCACTTTCTATACTCTGACAACTCTGGGATCCCTACATTAGAATATACATTTGTAGGTATAATATCAGCAGAACGTATATCTAAAGCTAAAGACTGTTTAAAATTTTCATACGGGATCCTCTTGCCTTCAAATTCACCTAAAACATCTTTAACAGCTGTAGCTTCACTAGTTCTAGTGTTTTTATTCTTTACTAACTGTTCTAATGCAGATCTAGCTATAGTCCCGTCTTTAGGTGAAACCTGCTTCTCTATCTTACTACCCGTCATAAACGATGGGTATTGGTATACACCAG